CCTGGGAACAATCCCAGGCATCTTCCAAAGTGGTGACATTCCAGGCTAAATTTTTCACATCTTGTGTGTAGGTGTAGGTCAAACTTTCCTGGATACGTTTCCATTCTGTGTAGATTTCTGGACCTGTGTTTTCAAAAATACCCCACTCATTACCATTCAGAAAATTGGCCACCAGATAGTTGATGAATTCATCCTGATTGTAATTGTATTGCTTCATCAACACTTCCAACTTCTTTTTGAAGTTGACCTTGACTCCTGACTTGGGAGGCCGAGGTGTGATGCCACTTCGGATGTCATAGTTGTCTGTGGTGAAGTGAAGCCGTAATGCAGTGTAAATCTTGTAAGCGTCAGATATGTTCATACAGGAAGTTTGGCGGTTTTCTTCAACAGATTCATTTCCTCGGCTTCTGCTTGTATCTTGGCCTTCAATGAACTGGTAATCATGGTAGCCACCGCCACAGGTTCTATCCCCTTTTGTTCACAGTATTCCAGAAGTGCCTCAAAACATCCAATGTTTCTTTTCACAGCTTCTCGTTCAATGTGTATGGAAAAATCTGTGGAATTGGTGAACTCTCGTGTGATGAGATATTCCACAGTGAGAAGCTTCGGGTCTTGTTCATCAGTCATGTTTTAGGCTCATAGAAAATGTGACCCCCGATACGTACCACAGGTCGGGCAAATGTCCAATTGGGTGTCACTTTGGTGTTGTGAAAATATAGTGCATTCTCTAAACTAACAAGTTGTCTTTGGTTTGTCAAGACAGCTTTGGCAATTTTCATGGATTCATTGTAAATTTTTTCATTGAACTTCATACGAGCACCACAAGTCCAGGAGAACTGACACCCTCTGGAATTTCTCTGATACACCACATCACAAATGGTTTTAGGAAAGTCAGGATGCCGAACACGATTCATGGTGACCATGGCCACAGCCAGTTTACCTAGATAGGGTTCCATGGGAGCTTCGTAATGAATGTTTTCTGCCAGACATCTTAATTCCTTCTCAGAGGTCATGGAAATGACTTTTATTGCAGGAATGTTCATGTTGGTTTTCAATGATACAGGATACAGCATCAACAACAAAATGAATATTGCAACAATTCTTTTCATAAATCCTCCTGATAATCAAAAAGTAGAAAATCATCTTGAAACAAGTGTTGAACAATTTTTTGAAATACCGGGTGTTGAAAATCTAAATGGTCCAAATGATGTTTATCAGTTTTTCCTATTTGTTGCAGTTTTGTTGTATCATACCCTAGGTGTGTTTCAATCCATTTGTTGAACTGTTGTAGATTTTCATACTTGAACCAAGTGACTTTTGGATGATATGCCCAATACACCTGAGTTTGAAAAAATGATTCATGGTATTTAAGGTAATCAACTGAAAAAATGTTTTCCAACGTATGTTTGGGTACACAATTTTTATCAAAGTTGGTGAATAAAAAATCTGCTAGATTCCCTATTGTATCAGATGGCATATTCCCCAACAGGTCAAGTTGACTCAAATGTTTCAACGCGGAAATGAAGCGTGTTCTGGGATGTCTGATGACCGTGAACCCTGAGTGCTTCTTCTGATGGTGGTTATATAAGGTGTGGAAGGTGTAGTGAAAATGTAGTGAGGAATCCACATCTGGATAAAACATTTTTAAATAAGCTCGGGTGCCAGTTTTGGGAACCTTCACCCATATCCATTTTTCATCTGTTATTTTGGAAGAGATTATCATGTGTTAACCTATCAATGATGTTACTGGCTATCACCTCATGACACAGTTTGGATGGATGGTAGTCGTTTCTTGGCTTCTTAAAGTTAACATAGTCTGTGGCTATTGTCAACTCAGGTCTGGATGTATTAGTGGTATCAAATTTTGAGGTTCGCATATCAAAAAATTCACCTAGGATTTTGGTGAAACTTGCTATAGGTTTTAGTGGAGTATCCATCAAATTACCAATGGTTTTATAGGTCTCACCTTGGTAGGACAATGTAATTAATCTATCCATCAACCAAGAATGTGGTTGGATGTAAGATAATGTAGTGTGAGGCCAGCACAAGATGTAGATGGGAAATTTATGCTCATGCTGTTGTAGAAAATTCAAAACAGTGAGAACATCATGTACCTGGGCTTGTTCAATGTAATCATCTACGGAACTATTGTTTTTCCTGGCCCACTCATGAAAAAATTTTGCATGGGTTGATGAAAGCAAGTCAATATGTGATACACCAGGTAAAAGCAAACTATCACTTCTTGTCCATCTGGTAAATTGAAAAACAAATGCGTCTAAAGTTTGGTGCTCAAGAAAAGATTTCCACCAACTGATAATTTTAGTATGAGAACCGCCTGGAAAGGACTGATTAAATGCATGTGCGTTAAAATGAGAAGCCACTAGATGTGAAAATCTAGTGGTTTCTCTACTTCCAAAATAATAATCTAACCCTGCGCCATGAGTGAAAGAACATCCCGCAAACCCAATTGTTGCCATACTATATCATGTATCAGCGCAAGAACCACCGAAACATACCTGATTCTTAGCACAATCGTCATTATACACGCATGCCCCAGTAACCACTGTTAGCGTGTCTACTCCATCTATTTCTGTAAGGTATTTTTCAATCTCTACTGTATCCAATTCACTTACTTCTTCATTATACACACCCAGATAATATCCTGTGAAATACTTCTCATTTTTGGCATCAGTTGAGGTTATTTGAATCAGGTATTTTCCTACCACAACATCTTCAGTTGGTGCTACTGTTAGTGTGAGCACTCCATCTGCAAAAGAACCAGACACCCAGGGAAGTTTTTTATAGAAATTGGTTTGAAGTTGACAATCCACATATTCTGCTGTTGTTATTGGTGTTGTTGTGGTGAAAGACAAGGTTGTGGTTTCTTGTTTTTTAACTGGGAACATGCTGAAGATGTTAGGACTCCAAATTTTTGTTCCGGCAATATACAGTGCCTTCACCAGACGGTTGGGTGTTGTTCCATAGATGGCTTCATTACGAAACAACATATCTTCTGCTGCATATTCCAACAACATATCCTTCAGTGTTTCAGCATCTGCTTCTGGATGTTGCTCAATGTATTGAGCTAGAACACCAGACACTACACCAGCACTGATGGAAGTACCTGAAACAGTTGCATAGCCACCATAGATGGAAGCTGCAGTGACATCTACGCCAGGAGCAGTTATGTCCACTTCAGGACCATAGTTGCTTGATAGTCCTGTAGCCCAAGACACCACACGGTCATAGGCATCTGATGCTGCTACACCAATAACAGTGTTCAATCCCACAGGAGATAGTGTGTCTGCTGCAACTCCAGTGTTACCTGCTGCAGCTACAACCACCAGTCCAGCATTTTGCAATTCTGTTACTTTGCTGTCCAGCAATGCACTCTTGGGTACACTCCAGGAACAGTTCACAACTTTCACCACGTCGGGTGTGATTAAATGGTCTTCTAAAACTGCATTGAATGCAATAAGCAATTTACCTATGGTGACTGAACCGAAAGGAATTTTCACACTTTTGATGGCGGCATTTCTAGACACACCAATAGTTTGACCATTAATCACACTGGCAACAACTGTTCCGTGTCCTATAACATCAGAAAAATCTTCATTGAACGAATACAAGTGTTCAATGTTAGCTCCTTCGAATTCTGAATGGCTATCATTCACTCCTGAGTCCATCAAATACACAACAGAATTATCTCCTTCAGAAATAGGATTGTATTTTTGTTTCATGGGAAGCGCATCTGTAACTAAGCGAAATTGATGCCACTCAGCATGAGATGTCACAGTTGTTTCTACATCCAGTTCAACTAGAATAACACCTTCAATAGATTCCAAAGTTTCTGCTGAAAAATCATCTTCCACCTCTAGACCGATAACGCGAACACCTTCTAGATGATATAGAAGAGCGCCCTGAACGGTCAATGTTTCTAGAAGTGTTGTGGCACTGATGTCTGAAGAATAGGCAATATTAAATGTTTTCATGAAAGTTCCTTTAAATGGTCGAAGTTTCTGTATTATTTATATCATTTATACCAAGCGCACCAACAGCCCAGGCTCTTTCCATACAGAAATAGCACCCACCACATCGTTTTAGTTTTCGTAACCCACAAGATTGTGTCAAACTTAACAAATCTAGTATATTATGCTCTTGATATATTCTTAGTATTTCAATTTTGTCCAAATTGATGAAAGGTCGTATATGGTTTTCTGAACTCACTTCCCCTCGGATAGGAGGTGTATCTCCTTTAATATACACGGTTGGAGTAAAATGAGTAACCACTTTGTTGCATCCTGTCAAAACTACTCCAGGATACACACTAAGAATATATTCAGCTGCTTCTCGAATAAGGAGTTTCTGTCTCCTGATGTTCACAACCTGAAACTTTCTTTCAAAACGTTGATCCAAATAATTTAAAATAGGAACAATCACATTCTGATAAACGTGTTTTGCAGGACTCAATGTATGTAAAACAATTGGTTTATTTGATTGTGTGGCCACAAGATACGCTAACAGCGTGCTGTCAGCTCCACCTGATATCAAAACATTGATATGTTCAGCTTGTTCTGGAATAGTTATAATCATAAAATTTAGTGGGGTTTTCTGTTCCCAGGGAAACCCCGAACCCGGCATGCTACCTAATTAGGCAGCTAATGCAAGAGGCATATTATTTGTGCCTGTTGATGTTTTTGCTCTGCTTACGGCAGTCGCCTATCGGGTAGCTCTCTCATCTAATCCTTAACCTGTCGAAACCTGTCATCCCCGAAATTGGTGTACCTGAATGGAGATGGAGGGAATCGAACCCTCGTCCAAGCCATGTTTCAATTTGAGCTGTTCTACTACCATCCTACTTAGTTATTTATAGGCTTCGTACACATCACGATAGTACAGCAATTGTTCCACGTGATGGTCTCGTTTGCTTTCAAACACTTGCATGAATCCATCTGACACAGCTATCAGAATGGTCAATCTGCTCACTGGTATCTTGGTGCGTTCTTCAAACATGATGGCATAGGCAGCCGCCTGCATGAAGTAATGTTGGATATGTTCCAGATCCTTTTCTCGGCGTGCCGTTTTGAAGTCAATCACACTCAACTTGCCATCAAACTCAGCTATACAATCCACACGTCCTGCCAAACGTAGATGATGTGACCACAAGGCCACTTCTTGTGCTCGAATGTTGTCAATTCTATCCAACACAGGATTGGCCACCTTGAACATTTCATAATCCCAAAGTGACAAATCACCACCAGACAAATTGTTCTGAAGATACTTTTCTGTGATGGTGTGAAATCTGGTACCCCACGTGGCAGCTTGTCGCGACACTTTGTTGGCTTCCATTTCTCCCACTCTGGCTCTCCATTCCTGGATGCCTTGTTTGGTGTGCTCAGCCAACACTGTGGTGACAGATGGATAGAGCCTACCATCAGGTGTCTGATAGGCTCTGGTTCCATCTTCCTGGTTCACAGCGGAAATGGTTTCTATTGTTACCGGGTCATGTAGGAATGTTTTCATACTGTAAACATAACATTCCTAGACCTGTTTGTCAAGCTCTGTTATTTAAGCCACAGCCATGCCCTCGCACGCCATTCTAGCCAGGATGTATTCCTTCACCAAGGGTCCACGAACAATGTCCTCCACCCCGAATTCCACGTGACGGAAGGAAGGCATATGGTGAGCGATAATCATGAACTGCTTTAACCCGGACATATCTGACCGTTTCTGTAAATCTGTTTGGCGAAAATCACCACAGAAAATGATTTTGGTATTGGTACCAACCCGGGTCATGATGCTGTTCAGTTCCATGTCATTCATGTTCTGAGCCTCATCCACAATCACAATGCAGTTGTCCAAGGTCAACCCACGAACATAGGAAGTGACCATGAAATGAATTAAACTTTGTTCTTTCAGTTTGTTGTAGGCGCGTTCTCCAAATCTAGGGAACAAATCTGCGCAAATTTCTTGATAAGGTTGTGAATACACCTCCACTTTTTCTTTTTCATTGCCGGGAAGAAATCCAATATCCCGAGATGGTACTGCTGAGCGAACCACCACCACTTTTTTGTAACCTGAATTTTCCAAAACCTCTTTGAAAGCGCTGTGCATAGCAATATAGGTTTTTCCTGTCCCTGCCACTCCATGACATAGAATGGCTTTGTGTCCTTTACGATAGTAGTTGAAAAAGTTCTCCTGATTTTCTGTGAGGGCCCAGATTTCTTTTAAATCTGAACCACGTACTTTGTGTTTGGATTCCTGATCCTCTTGAAGAATATAAGTTTGGGACGTGACCAACTTAAGGCGCTTTTTTCTGGACATGAAATGCTCGTTGGGTTGGGGGTAAAAAATCCCGCCAAGGCCGAAGCCCAGACGGGATTTGAATAGGACGGAGAGTCCTTAGATGTAACTGCTGTTGTTTTTAAGTGTTGAGCCGGGAGTTTTTTCATGAATCTTTTGTAGTACCTCTTTGAATCCATTATCGGGCCGACGAACTCGTAGTCGAACGGCATCTCCGATGGTAGGTGCTGTGAACATTACTTTTTGCACCTTCATCTCACCACACTTTGGACAGGGTTCCTCCGTAGGCTGATTCATGTTAGGTATACTTAGATACTTCGTGAAATACTCCCCACATTTTTCACACTGGTACTCATATGTTGGCATATTTTTATTTATCTTTCGTAGTTTTCTGCAACACGTTGAACAGTATCACGAACCCATTGCAACAGCAACACAGCAGACTCATTGCCATGTACCAACCGTTCAATGTTGTCCAGTTCTTCATGAATGTCTGTCACAAAATATCTTATTCTATTGTCAACTTCTTCATAATATTCTTCATGCTTTTCCATAACTCCCCCTACTTGATGGAAGATGAAGCATCAGCAATTGCCTTATCTTCACGAAGTTCAAGAAATACTGGAAGAAACAAACTGTGTTGCAAAGTCTTTTTGTCCTGAATTCTGGCATTGTACTTCACCGCCACAATCTTACCTACTGTTTCTTCTCTTGTGTATTTATCACGTTGTTCATCAGTGAAACCAGAGCCCACGTTCACTTTCACTACACCATCATCAGATTCCAGAACCAAGGCACCCAACTTGCCCACATTTTTACCAGTTCCTTCCTGCCAATCCACACACTTCAAATCACATTCCAATTCTCCCTTGAACTTCACCTGGTGTTTCACACGCTTGTCTTCCCAAGGAGCATTGATGTCCTTCAAAATGATGCCTTCCTCACCCCTCTGAAAATATTCCTCAAAGATGTGATGTGCCTCATCCTCAGTGGCCACTTCAATGTTCTCAATCAACGAGATGCGAACAGGCAGTTCCATTTGTTCCAGCATGTGGAACCGGTCACCATAAGGTGTGTCACAATGTCCAGTCTGGAAATCTGTGAAAGGAATCACATCCCAGATGGTGGCGTGAACCATGCCAGCTTCCTTGTCTGTGATGGTGCCCTTCACCGCCTTGTTCAGGATGCCATTGCCTTTCTGACGATTCATGATGCCAGTGCCATCCAACACCACCAGTTCACCATCAAACACTATTGTATGGTTTCCTGCCAACTCCAAGAATTCCTGTTCCAGATGCCCCAACAAATCAATTTGCTTGCCATTTCTGGAACGAAACTCCACGGTTCTGTTCTTCACAATGGCATTGAAACGCATACCATCTAGTTTCAATTGCACATAGGCAGGATAGGTCATCTTGTTCATGATTTTTTCATCAAAGCCAGATGCCAACATCACAGGATAGGTGGGAATCAATCCAGGCCAAATCTTGTTCACAGTGGCTTCAGACACACCACAGCGCAAATCTTTCTCAATGATGCGTTCAATCACTTTGGCATCATCAGTTGTGACACTTTCCAAAATGATTTTCAGATGATGGATGGCAGCGTTACCGGTCACCACACGATTGATGATGTTGCTTAAATTATCCAAAGCACCTTCCAAACTCATGGTGCCTTTGGTGTAGTTTACAGTTGCATTGGTGTAGGTGGGAATCTTTCGAATGTAAAATTGTGTATATGGATCAAGAGCAAGAAACAACACACGCTGAAATGTTGTATCCGCGTAATGTTGCTTCAAAATGGCCTCTTTTTCCAACCGACTGGAAGTAGCTGCCAGCGCCATAAAAATAGATTCCATAGTTCCTCCTAGAGTTACTATGGAATCTAATAGACTATAGGCGATTTGTCAAGTCCTTAAATGGACTGATACCATTCTGCTAGTTCTGGGAAAATGGTCACGAATTTCTCGTTTCGTATCTCGTCCAACGACTCGTTGAACATTTTAAAGTCTTTCCATACAGTAGGGTCCACTTCATCATAATTAATGTAATTTCTGATGATGTTAATATCGGGACCTACACAACTGTAAGGGGGCATAGTTTGTAATAGCACGTCGAGTTTTTCTTTGGCTTTTTTCTTTAAATCAACAGGTAATGCATTAACATCCAGGAAATTATAAGAGCTGATGGGATAAAGAATAACGCTAGTTTTTTCCCAATCTAATACTCCAGAGGCATTTAGTGAGTGTAGGAATTCAGAAAGTGTCAGGATATTATAGACACTCACGACACAATTAATACCAACATTAACATGAGGTACGTTTTTCTTTATCTCTAAAATATTAGCCACCACTTCATCCCACTTAGTACCTTTTCTCATATACTCAGCTCTAGTACCAACTGAATCCAAACTAGCTCGAAAATCTACAGACTTAAATTTCTGCCATAAATCAATCACATTATAGTGCTTGTGTGTTATAGTGCTGCAATTACTGCTATATCTGAGTTTCACATCGGTTTTATTTTCATTGATTAGAGTCTCTAACACCTCATAATGTTCTTCTGTCATTAAAGGTTCACCGCCAGCAAAATACATATGTTCTACACCATGTAAGTGAGATTTAAGATTTTCTAGAAATGTGGGGACCTCATTACTCACATGGCGCAAAGTAGGTAGTCCTGACTGTTCTCCATACTTTCGGTTTTCAGCTGCCCAACTGGTAGAGAATTCTTCAGAACAATAGCGACACTTGAAGCTACAAAGATTACTAAATCGAACATCAAAATATTTTATATCAACTTCTTTGAGAGAATAATCATCATTGGTATTTTCTATAAGTGAGGGGGCATGGTGTCGAAACATATCAAAACTAGCGTGTCTGTAATTGCGCCGTTCGGTGAGTTCTCGTGTATAGCATTGATTACATTGCGAAACAGGAGTACCCTCAACCATATTTTTTCGTAATTCACGATATTTCTCATTGTTCCATATTTCTTCAATAGAATTTTGTTTCACATTGCCTAACGACATTTCTTTCCTGGTAGTTTCTGCAATGCAACATGGATATACATCACCGCTAGTATGTACATACATATGTGTCCATGGAAAAAGACACATGGTTTTATTTTCCATCACGAATAATTCTTTTTTCATAGAACAGTAACGTTATAAGTGTTTTCGAAAATCAAAGCATCCTTTCTGTCATTTACCATAGGCTTCCCTTTGACATTTAAACTTGTGTTCAACACCATAGGGCACCCGGTTTCCCGGTACCATTCTTGCAGAAACTCATAAAAGTCAGGGGAGTCTGTCTTGGATACTGTTTGAACTCTAGAGGTGCCATCAGCATGAATGATGGCAGGAAAGGCTAGGGGTTGTTTACATAAAGCAGTATACTGCATATACGGCGTTTCAGCGGTGGGCATATGAAAATATTTATAAGCATGTTCAGCCAGAATAGCAGGAGCAAAAGGACGAAACTTCTGACGCTTCTTAATGGCATTCACTGCATCCTTGATGTCATCACCGCGCGGATCCGCCAACAAACTTCTGTGACCTAACGCTCTGGGACCAAACTCAGCTCTGCCAGATGCTACACCGACAATTTTTTGTTTTTGTAAAGTTTCAATTAATTGTTTTGTGGGGTATTTTGTTCCCATCTTGTGTCCAAGGTATGGTCCCTGCCAATTTAAAAACTCTTGTTGATAGGCCGCGATTGCTCCAAGACTATTACCCGCATCTCCTGGATTAGGCATAATCCACACACAGTCAAAGTACTGAAAAGCTATACTGTTGGCAACACAGTTCAACGCACATCCTCCACCCAACACTAGATTTTTACTATCAGTCAATTTCTTAGCTTTATCCAACAAATCATGTAGATACAACTCATACACAAATTGTGTGGCTGCTGCAATATCATACATATCCTGTTGTGTGGTCAATTCAGGTCGCCACCAAAGGCATCCACGATGTAGATTATGAGTCAACTTCAATGTTTCTCGGGTATCAAAAAAATCTTCCAGAATAATAGAAGTGTATTTCAATGGGTCACCATATGCTGCCATACCCATTAAGATGTATTCTTCTTCGTTTGGTTTCAGCCCCACCCGTTGTGTCATGGCAGAATACCACAACCCTAGGCTGTGTGGATATTTGATAGAGAACTTCTTTTCCAGTTTCTTGCCCTGCCCATGCCAAATCGTTGTGGTATCAAACTCACCGATGGCATCTATCACCAACACAGCGGCTTCATCAAAGTTTGAGGTATAGTATCCACCTGCCGCATGGCTATTATGGTGGTCAACTGTTGTGATAGGCGCCGTGATGTTATAGCTATGTAGATATTGCTTGATGTTGTTGTTTATCCACCCCTGTCCAGCGCGCAATTGCCTCAACGATTTCATGAACGGGCGCTCATACCATACTACTAGGTCAGGTTCACCGTATTGTTTAGCGTCAGAAATAATTCCAGGGTTCAGGTGAGCATCATTTTTCACCCCTGAATATCGCTCAGATTGCGACGCAAATAATATGTCGCGGTCATTAATAACCGAGATGGCTGCATCATGACTGTTGGCGGAAATACCCCATATTATCATCTACTCATCTCCAAATTATCATCCAACCAGTTGTTAACAATAGCTGCATACTCAATATGTGAACTTCCATTCACATAAAAATATTCATACCCCTTGTACTTAGGCATAATATAATTCAGGGTATTCTACCAACACATGAATACCAGAGTTATCCATAGCAGATTGATATGACGTAGCGATGTCCTCAGGTGTCCGTAAGTCGTAAAACTTTATGTTGGGACACATTTTCTGATACTCGCTAAAATAATTTCCTTTATGTTGATGACCAGGGTCTAGTGGTTTATCACTACCTTTTCCTAGACGAATCATTATATGAACGTCCTTGCCCGTCATGTGCTTGAATTTATCTACATGGTTAATCAATTGATTCGAGGCGAGGATGATGAAATCCCATCTAGGATAGAAAGATACTACAACTTTCCCGGTCATTGCCAATCCTAACGTCATGCCCATCTGGGTTTCTTCCATGACAGGTAATTCAATCATTTTATCCTTGGAAACACCCCCTAAAGTTGTGCTCATAGGGTTTCCAGCATACACAATCTGTTGACCAATGAATATACTGTCCTCAATTGCAGCAATAGATTCCATGGCTGTAGACAATGCATCTTTATAGGGTGACGGGACAGGATTACTCATTTTCAATTCTCTTTATGAGAGTGTCAGCAATTAGCCGATGGCATCTTAAGGAAGGGTGATGGTCTTTTGGTGTGTTGTTAAATTCCTGAAAATCATATTTAATAGTCATAGTTCGTACAGCATTCATAAGACTCTCCAATGAGTTGTAGCTATATCCCAAAACATCAAACACGATGTGTCTTTCTTTCAACCAAGAATCCTTTTCTATGTATTTGACGTAATAATCTGGCCATGTAAGAAGATATGTCTTGATTCCCTTACTTTCTAGAAATTGTAAATGAGTCTTAACATCATGCACGTTCAACTGTATCCCATATTCTTCCCAATCCTCAATCGTTATGTTATTTTCTAACAAATAATCAGTTAAAATGTCAGAACTTTTGTGTATGTTATTGTGGATATCTAATTGTTGCCCTTTATAGTTGATGAAAATATGCTTACGTTGCCATTGCGTCATCTGAAACACACAATGCGAATAATCACTAAAATCAGCTGGTTTGTAATAATTGTCAGGATCTAAGAAAAGTTTTTGCATGCAGTATTCTATAGCTGATTCATTAGAACCGCCGTTAAAAGGTGCCACTTGCTCAAAGGTGTTGAAATGTTTGGCAACTAGGCGGGGATATCTTACTGTTTCCATGAATTTGATATGACTAGGATTCACCAACAGTGAATCAAAGCAATCTGGGGGAGGTTCGCGTAAAGAATCTAGATTGCTATAATAGTATAACCCCTGACCCCAAGTAAACGAGCAACCAGAAAAAATCATTCCTTTGATAGGAGTTTTTTCCTTATGGCACTTGGTCCAAGGATAATCGTGGTCAATTCTCCAATCTCTTAACATACTGACATGGGAATAATTGGGGTGATCGATGGGTAAGTTAATACCATGAAATCTCTTATAAAATTCTTTCCTATTTAACTGTATATCGCTCATATTTTATATTACTCCAAACACGTTCAAAAAAATAAAACGCAAAAAACCCGGTTATGTTCATTAACACTGCATTGTGAAAGTTAGTGTTCCCCACATCTAATGTCAATATAAGCCACGAATTGAAAACAGCCACAATTCTCCATGTGACGGTTTTCACCGTGGTTCTTTTTTTGGTTTCTATTACCTTCATGCTTTCTTCTTCCAGCTAATTTCCCAATCCTTGAAGTCAGCAGCTAAACAATCCACTTTGTAATCTTTTCTTCCACCAACAGCTTCCTGGATTACATTTTTAGCAGTGTTGCGAATACCGTTCAGCCCGTGCGTTAATTCAAGATTGTTACCATTTTTGATTCCTCTCCGATAATTCGATTCATTGTGCCAGATGTGAAGATTCATTTGTGCAACTACCACAATTGCTCGGATGGTTTCAGCGTCAATGACGCCCTTATGTTCATCCAATACAATTTGAATGTCGTGAGTAATGTCCTGGATTTCTTTGGAATATTCTTCTTTGAATTCAGGAATAAAGACTTCTTTTAGCTGTACGATACTCAACCGGTCAATCAAATCACCTAGTGTGTGCAAATACTTTCTTTCTGGCATGATAACTCCTTATAGGTTTGTGAAATTTCTATTATTATGGGTTATAACAACTTGATATGCATGTATTAACTGTTTGATTCCATAATTTAAATCAAAGGCAGGACGCCATCCTAACTTTTCCAGTTTCTCGTTGGACACGATGTAATTTCTCTTATCAAAATCTTCCTTGAACTCATCTTGTTTAATGACCAACGAAGGGATATACTGCTTAATTTTTTCTGCTAATTCTAGCTTGCTCAAGTTGGCTGTTGAAAGCCCCACATTAAACGCCTGCCCTTTACATTTATCATAGTTTTCAATCACAAATTGAAACGTTCTCGCAATATCCTGAACATGGATATAGTTTCGTTTGAAATGCCCCTCAAACAAGACCAAATATCCATCGACGATGGATTTGTATACGAAATCGTTTACCAATAGGTCTTGACGCATTCTTGGTGAAACGCCAAACACCGTTGCTAAGCGTAGTGAAACTCCATTGCCATTTCTTAGCATAGCAGATTCAGCATCGCATTTGGTTTCTGCATATAGTGACAAAGGTTTGAATGGGCTTTCTTCGGTTATGATATGCTCGGATGACCCATACTGACTATTGGTGTTAGGGAGAATCAATTTCTGAACGTCTGTCAGCACAGCTAGTATGTTTTCAATCTGTTTATAGTTTACATCAATAGTTAACTGGGGATTCTTTTTACATGCCGGCATCCCTACAATTGCAGCTAATGGAATAATCACCTCATGTTCCTTTACTAACTTTTGTAACAAAGAAACATCACGCACATCACCTAACATGAATTGGAAGTTTGGGTTCTTGAAAAGATGCAGTATGGATATTTGTTTGTACAACAAGTTATCTAGAATGGATACACTATACCCCGCCGATAATAGATGCTCGGCTATAGTAGAACCTAAATATCCCGCTCCTCCTGTGATTAATACCTTGGTCATATCTTAAACCCCAAAAAATTTGTCTTGATGTGTGTAAAAACATTATCCCCTAAATTCATCTTTATGTCTCAGATACCAATCATGGGTTTTAAGTAATCCATCTTCTAAACTCGTTTTCGCTTCCCAACCCAATAGTGTCTTGATTTTGCTAGAATCAATTTTTCTTACCGGTATCATGGAAGGTTTACCTTGAACATATTCAACAGGATTGGAATTGTTGACTAACTGTTTCATCACATCAAGCACCTCGTTCACCGAGTATACTTTGTTAGACCCCACATTGAAAACATCATAAGTGTTTTGCTGTTCCATGATTATTTGAATAGCCTCTACAAAGTCATCAATATACACTAAATCTCGCAGTTCTGAACCATCTCCCCATATGGGAATAGGATTCATGTTATCAGCCACTTTTCGTATAGTTGCAGGCGTTACATGGCATTTATTAAAGTCAAATTTATCATGAGGCCCATATAGATTTGCTGGGCGCACCACAACTGTTGTCATGGGATTTGGTAGATACTTAGCGTATAGTTCGCATTGTACTTCAGCATATCGCTTCATCCACCCTACAGGAAAATACACGGGGTATGGTGGGTCAAACAGAAAATCGGATTCTGTTACAGGCTCATCGCCCTTAGGCGGGTAGACTGTATTAGAAGAAATAAAGATGTACTTTTTAATTTTGTTGCGATAAGAACTGTCAATTAAGAAATTGTTCATTGCAACGTTGGGTGTTACATGCGCTAGAGGGTCAACAACCGTGTCTACAGCATTAGATGTGCTGGCAGCTGCATGTATAACAACATCTACACCCTTTGTGATGTTTAGGCATGTTTCATAGTCCATTAAATTCCCATGGACATATGTTACTGAGCTAAGAGGATTTCGCACCCTTCTTTTGTGCAAATGCACGACAAGATTTGTGTATCCTTGCTCTACTAATCTATTTGTTAAATTTTGTCCAACTAATCCTGAACCACCGGTTATTAAAATCTTCATATCTTTGGTCATCATTACTCTCCATACTAAGTTATACTAAATACATATCTCATTCGTCTAAAAAAGACTTGTAACTATTTATAGAGGCTTTTATACCGTCATATAAACTAGTTTTAGCTGCGATGTTGTATTTTTTCTGGTTTTCAGTGCTTAACAAACGAAGCAGGTCCCCATTAGGCTTAGAGGTATCCCATACGATTGTCCGAACTTTCCCAGCACATTCCTCATATGCTGAAACAATGGTTTCAATAGTATCTTTAATCGTGATGGCTTCACCACAACCAAAATTTATAACATCATTTACTTCATATCTCACGACATCTAAAATTCCGTCTGCAACATCCTCACTAAACACAAAATCTCGACGCGGTGAACCATCACCCCAACAAATCATATCACCTTCAGTATTGAATGCCTTCCAGATATTAGAACTTATCACAGTAGCATCAGGAGAGAAATCGTCGTTGGGTCCATAGATGTTGGAAGGTCTGATTATTGACCATTTTTTCCAGCCATACTGGACTTTTAAAGAATCTAATGCCAATTCGCCCATTCTTTTTGCCCAACCAGGATGCCAATCATTTTTAGATGGCATGGTTTCCCAAACACTATCCTCATACATCACTTCAGCAGGGCTATATACACCAACTGACGAGACATAGACAAACCATTCGACACTAGCTTCGAACGAGGCTTTAATCATGTTTGTATTGAACATCAACATTGGAAACACATAATCAGCAGGGCATTTGGCTGTTCTAGATGGAGACCCCTTGACACCGGCAACGTGCAATACAATGTCAACTTTTTCTTTTCGGAACAATTGCTCACAATTATGATAGTACGTCAAGTCTGTTTCCAGTAATTCTATCACACCAGAAGAATCTACTGCCATTCTAACCATGCGGTCAGAAAATTTCAAATCTACTGCATATACTTTTGTTGCACCAGCTTCAACACACTTTCTAACAGTCGGCATACCAACTAGACCATTGGCGCCAGTTACTAGTACAACTTTATCTTTAAATTCCATTGGTATCTCTCACTAGCTTTTTCAAAGCAGTTTCAAAGGGGTTAACATTATAATAACTCATTAATAAATTTTGATTGTGCTGCAATACATCTGTTATAGAATAATACCAGTTATGAATTTCTTCTAGAGACATTTTGCGTAACTTCAATATCTCCTCACTTATCATTTTAAATCTTGTTCTGGCATCATCAACTGTGTCATAGCTCTCATCTATGAATGGATGGAACGTTTTAAATCCTATTTTGTGTAGTTCTTTTAGTGTGCCTGCATCACCTAGCATGATGAATGGCTGTAGATTCGCTATAGGTCGATATGTTTTTTCTGAAAAGAATACACCTTTGTTTGCAGTGAATCTAGATTCAGTTGTTATGTTAACATAAGTTTGAGAATAGAATTCTTTCTTGTTGTTGTTTGTTGTAAATCCACATTTTGCTTCTAAAGATAGATGCTGTGTATCGACTTCATATGGGAGTAGGTTAATTATTTTTTCTGTGTAGTAGTTAACTGGGCTAATATCAGCACCAACTAAAACAATTTCATGATTGAGATAACTGTCCAAATAATGACTTAAATCCCGCTGTACATCATTAAAGGCATCATTTGTTAGGAACAATAAATCACCTCCCAAAAAGCTAAAAATGCCGTCATCAAGCAAATTATGTTTTAAGGCAGTATATGCCAATGCGACTCTGTGATACCGTTTCATAGACCGGTTGAACGAAAGAAATTTTTTATCTCGCATCTGGGTCGCATCTAAATCTTCAGGTAATACATATTGACACTCATATCCAAGACCACCCCGAAAATATTCTTTCGTTTTCTCGAACTTGTAGAGTTCAACGCCCGCTTGTGTTAATGGCAGATTAACCTCATAGGTCTTGATGTTATCTGTATTAACGTACTCGTTTCCGCCGACACACACAATGGCATCATCATGAAAAATACCATGTTCTTGTAAGGTTTTACGAAAGGTCACTACTCCTGACACATCATTGATTGGCTCAAACGGAATACTAGCTACAATCTTCACTTTTTTCTCACGAAGTAAAGTTAATAATCGGTCAGAAAAAGTATCTATGACGGTATAGGTATGCTCTACTCCATTTAGAGTATATGTTTGTGGAATCCACAACATATCATAGTTCTTCAATTCAATGGGATAGATGTAAGTACAATTTTCTTCTATCTGATTTTCATCAACAAGATTGTTTGCTTCATTATGTTTTTTAAAAAAGCTATAGAAATTGCAATGATAATACCGCAATATTTCCTTGTCATTCTCTTTGCTTAGCTCATTCTCTAAAAAATTTTTATTATCTAAAATCCTGTGACCTTCATTTAGAAAGTGTTTATAAGCAAACTTAATAAGCGGGTCTGGCATTACGTTGGGTAAAGGATATCTGTTACCCAACTCATCAGTGAACCAGTTGCTGTAAACACATTTTAGAATGCTATCCATTTACCGTTACCATAATGGGGATATTTTGATTTATATGAGTAATGAATTACGTCTGACGGTATATCTCTTTTGACTTTCCACGTAGCTTCGGTGGGAGTGTATGTAGAAATTCCGTTATCCTCAACAACAAAATACAATGGCAGCTCGAAATTTCTTGCATACTTATGCACTTCATAAAAAGCACCTGTCTCAAACGCCATGTCTCCTATGAAACACCATACTTTTTCTGTACCGTTATTTTTTTTAATTCCTTGAGCTACACCTAACGCTATAGGCAACGTTGCCCCTACTATCGCAGAAGAATAAAACTTTTCTTCGATGTTGCATATAGTGATAGATTTACCTTCTAGGATTTGATTTTCTAGCCAGTTAGAATCAATACCTTTGAGCATTGCGTGATAATGAGACCTCCATGTGGAAAATACCCAGTCGTGTTTGTCTATGCGCTTGAATATTTCAATCAACTGTTCCTCATTCCCATCAGACAAATGAACAGGTCCCCGAATCTTGGCATTTTCCCAATGAGAGACAATCAACGTTTCAAAGGCTTGCAAACTCTCCTTGTCATGGTAGCTGTCGTGAATTATTGGATATTGGTCAATATTTTTAATCATGAATCCCGCCGCTGTAATACTGGTGTTGTTGAAGGCCATTCTATATTGAATCTTGGGTCATTCCACTTTATCACACCTTGCTTAGACTCATCTACAAAGTCACCTGCGTAGAACAATGTATAATGAAACATACAATCAGTCAGAGCAAAATGCCCATTAGCAAATCCGGGGGGAATCAAAACTTGATGCTGCAACTTATCTGTTATTATATATGATTCCCATCTACCGTATGTTTTAGAGTGTTCACGCACATCTAATACAACCAAATAAATGTCTCCTACCGTTGCTTGCACCATCTTCCAGGTTTTGTCATCATAATGTAAGCCCCGTAACACACCTTTGTATGATTTAGAAAATCGATTATGGATTTCTGTGTTGGCGGGTAGCAAACTATTAACTGGGTGCAATTTTGTGTGATAGGTAGTGAAAATTTCACCGCGATATTCCCGATAAACCGAAGGAGTATACACAGGAACATCTGTGCCAAATGTTGTTAGATGTGAGACATCAAAATGATGCCAAGGGTTAATTTTATAGTTCATACACACCGTTCTCCCAATTCACGGAAAAAATTTATATAGGTTGCATCATCATATTTATAGAGTGTTAAGGCATGCCTGTGATTGTGTACCAATATATCTTCCATCTGCCAATACCAGTTATGAAGTTCTTCTTTCGACATGCCACACAATTTTTGCACCTCATGGTATAGCATTTCTAAACGAACATCTGTTCTAGGTTCATTGTCATAACTTTCATCGATGAAGGGATGAAAAGTTTTGAACCCCATATTTCTTAGGTGTTCAAGTGCTCCAGGGAAAGCAGCAAAAACGAACGGTTGAAAATTTACCAACGGCTTAAAGACCTTTTCTGTGAAGGCTTTATACTCCCCATCCATAAAAGTCTCAGATGCTATGTAGAAATATGATGACAAGTTCCAAGCGCTACTTTTATCTTGATTCCCTGCCACGTTAAAAAATTCTACTCCTTGTTCTTCCTCTAGGTTGCGAGGAACCATAGAAATGAACTCTCTAAACCTTTCTTCTACTGCGTGGTCAGGTATATTGGAAAGTAATGACCAGTTTCCCTTTTCAAGCAATCCATCCCGGTATAAGTTCAATAATAATCTAACTCTATATGGGCGGTTTCTTCTGTTCGGAAACGTGAAATGATATTTCCTGATATCATCTTTTGATTTTGAAAAAGTTTCTTCAGTCAGTCTATACTGTGGATTATGTGCATAATAATGTGAGATGTCATGCGCTAAGAAAGAAATATTTCTTACTAAGAATTGTTGTGTAATTTCTGGAAACCAAGACTCATACACCTTTTGGGAATTTAACCCATTCATGACTAGTATGATTTGATTTTTAGGTATACCGCTATGCGCTAAAGCATTGTTTAGTGATTGAAAATCACCACGGTCAATAACACTTTCGTTACACCATTCTAATAATATAGTGGCGTTTCCCTGTTTAGCATCGTTTAGCACTTCCGCTGAAATATGCTTCCAGAAATACTCACCGTTCAACTTACTTCCAGACCAATCTTTACCCGTGAATTTAGTAAAGTGTGGGGTAACTTTAATAGAATAGATGTATTTCTTGTGTCCCTTTTTCTTTCCATAGTATACAGAGCTTTCAATAACATCAATCAAATCGTGCATACAATTGTTTTTGAAATACGAGCCATTATGTTGTACGCTATTAGGCCAAGTTCCCAATTGTTCATCAAAAATCATTTTCATGTTGCTTGACGGTGTTTCTAGATTGATATCAAAGAAACTTTCTGTGCGCAGTTTATTAGAATACAGCGTGTGGAGATAGTTTATCACACCTATCTCAGGTGGTGTAGCGTTCGGTAGAATGAAGTTTGGAAACACATAATCATAGAGGAAAAACACAGGTATTTTCATGTCGAAACCCTTGTGTGTAGGTACTTGATAAACTCCAAACTTACAACATCATTCTTATACCATGATTGTGTATGGCTTCTATTATGTCGGAGAATAGATTCCATACTCCAATACCAAACATGAAGCTCTTCCTTTGACATGGAGCATATCCTTTTAATTTCTTTCCCTAGCATATTAAGTCTTTTACTTTCATTTAATTCTGTATCATAGCTTTCATCAATGAAGGGATGAAACGTTTTAAATCCTAAATTGCGTAAAAGCTGTAATGCTCCTGGATATGCAACAAAAACAAAAGGCAGGTAATTAACCATAGGTTTAAATACTTTCTCTGTGATGGACTTATAATCGCCATGCACTTGCGTAAACGTTTCACTGCAAATGTAAAAATAGGTATTGAGATACGACACAGAAGTGGTGTCGTTCCATGCACTGACATTTGTGAAGTTACTCAACGGTTCGACTTGGAGATTGTGTGGGATTTTATCATACAGAGTTTTGACAACACTTTCATCCATGTAAAGGTCATAATAGTTTCGCATATAGTCAATTTCATTCTGCCGATAATCTAACGGAGACAAACAAGACCAATCCCCTAGGTCTAGAAGATTTTCAGATGCCATATAAAATAGCAATGCCATTCTGTGCCCTCGGGGCCTGCGAATCTTGAAAAGAAATTTATTAGGTCTTGGTGTGTTCCTTGATTCTATGAAATCTTGTTCAAGAACACAAGAGGGGTCTTTATGTTCTATCATCGAATTAAAATGAAACGAGGTGTTGGCAACAACACCTGGCCAGTTATGTACTTCTAACCGTCTTTCTTCTTCAGGAAACCACATTTCATATATCTGTTTCGAATTGAAACTATTAAATGCCAATATAATATTTTCCTTAGGTATTCTGCTATATCTTAGGCATTCATGTAGTCGATGATAGCTCTCTTTTTCAACATAATTTTCTTGACCAAAATCTAATAAAATTATAGCCGTGCCTTTTCTAGCATCATCTAACACTTCCGCTGAAATATGCTTCCAGAAATACTCACCGTTTAATTTTGGGTAATTTTGAACGTTGACACCTGTAAATTCATCAAAGTGTGGAGATACAAGGATGGGGTAAATATACTTTGGATACATTTTCTTACCAAAGTATACCGATTCTTCGACACCGTTTAAAATATGCCTATAGGCACCTGAGTGCAAGTGGGTTTCATATCCTTGGCTATTAGGGAAGTTTCCTAGTTCATAGTCAAATACTTTAGAAAGATTACCAAAAGAACTGCCATTCAAAAAGTTTTCTTGACTACCGAAATCGAAAAAAGAATTCTTTTGTATTCTATTCGTGTACATGGTGTGTATGTAATTGATAATACCCAACTCATTTATTATTGCATTGGGTAATACTAAATTTGGGAACACATAATCATGTAAAAAAGGAATCGTGTATGTCATGGGTTTATTAAGCTTATGAACTCATCCATTCAACTTTAGGCACATATTTTCTTTGAATGCTGTTACATATCTGAGATGTTTCTCTCTGTGTTTCCAGAGTCATATTATCTACTATTTCTTGGTAGTATCTATTCACAGTATCGTTATTGTATTGTGGAAACTTACGCTTAAAATAATCAAAATGTATTTCTGTGGTCGGATGGCCATCATTTTCTGACCCTCCTTTCCAGGATATTCGAACATTATTCTTATGCTGGGCTTGAAATAATTCTAAATTTTCAGGATAATTAACAATGGCGTTGAATTTATTCTCATACATTAAGGCTAGTTGTTGGTCTGTGATGCGGTTATAAAAAATTTCAGAATTTGCGGGCCCTTGCAACAGAGTATGCTTTATATTAAGAGTTTCCAGCAGTTTTTTAACAATGAAAGCACTATGCCAAGATTGCTGAAGTCCAAACTCTGGTGACCAAAAATGTTCATCTAGATACTTGTACTTTTCTTGGTATAATGGATGACATTCATCACCTCTTGGATATCCATTTAGCACATCTCCATTTGTGATCCATCCACTATCAGGTTTATAAAAAGAATAACGAGCATGTGTGGTGAACATCACTGCTACATAATCATTCTCAGTGATTTTTTGGTTTTCCAAAGCTTCACCGAGCATGTACAAGATGTACTGGTTAGATGCTCCTTCCTTAGCATAATTATAGTATTCTTTCGAATTTAAACCCACAGCTAAGTAATCTGCCCATGTAGGAAAAGCCCACCTAGTGAAACTACACCCAAATGCAAAGAATCTCATTGAGAATTATATACCCCAGGTTCATAGTGTTTGATGGACCCGTCAATCAATGTATCAATGATGTGAAAATATTTTCTAGTCTGTAAGCTGTCATACCATTGAACAACAGAGGGTGGAAAAGTGCTTCTAAAATCTTTTTTTCTCCTTATATCATACTGAGTATAGAAACTCTTGAAGTCATGATGCAAGGCATTCTTGTCATCACTTACACTATTATGCCCTTTGTTCACAACTTCAATATAATCAATCAATCGTTCAATCTGGGCTTTTTCACCATCGTTGAATAGGGGTGAATGTCTATTAGTGTCATACCACCACTTCAATTTTTCACGAACTTCATTTTTTAGGTGGTCAGGTAGTGCTAATGGACTCATGAATCCAGGCCAACGAAGGATGTTCAAATCCACGTGGGGCTTATGCCAGCCATATTTCTGTTTTAGCACTATCATATCATCCAAGAAATCAGTAATGCTAAACAAACATAGGCTGTTGATGGTCATCATGATTGTTACTGCACGGAATTTGGCATTTTCAATGAAGAATACTAAATTATCGCGCCATTTTTCATAAATCAATCCATCACGGATATATTCGGCATGGGGTCCGAACGACTCATTGCTTGTGTACAAGTCGAATTCCTTGATGGGAAGTTCATGTGTCAATGCCACAACTTTTTCCAACAACTCACGGTCCATACCTAAGTTGGAATTCACAGCAAATCTCATGTTAGGTGAAGGATGCTGCTTCATGACATCTATGAATTTCCAAAAGTTATGACTGACGGATGCTTCACCCCCTGTGACACGCAATTCTTCCAAACTTTGTGAGAGTTCAGGCCACCATCGAAGGAATGCCTCTACATAAGGATTATTTTCTGAGTTTTTTCCATATGGCTCAGCCCAAGACCCGTCTGCTTGATAAGAGCCCCCACCTTCAGATGTGAAGTTTTGATATGCTCCGTTTTTAGCAATGTCCTTAGCCCACGTTGTACTATATCCAGCATTGCAATAACTACATGCAAAATTACAGGTTCTATCAAAACTTATCTCAACAGTTTTTAACAGTACGTCATCTTGCCAATTTACATCACGCAGCTTAGCAATATCTTCTTCTTTGTAAATTTGACTCTTATACACTCGGTCGGAAACATTACCTCTTCCGATGTCCTCGATTTTCCAACAATAGGAACATTCAGCAGGGCGCACACCACTCAACATCATTTGCCGAGCTTTCTTTTTATGCTCTGTGTTGTGTAGTGCTGATGGATTTTGTTGAATTTGTACTAGGTCTACTGGGTGGGGTAAAGGTAAATGGCAGGAACTAGTGTATCCATGCCCTAAATGTAAACTAGCATTATACCATTTAGCCGCACAGAAACTAGGACTGATGCTATTTAGGTGTTTCTCCCTCCAGTTAACTAGTTCGTTAGATGCTTCAGACATTTAATCCTCGTATAGAAAAGTATTATGCACGTCATTTATTAATATCATACACTCTTCAAAAAATTCTCTGTATTCTGGGAAAGTTTCTGAGAAATTTGTTCCTCTTCTCTTGTCGTATTCCAATACATATTCTGCAAATTGTTTACGCAACAAATTTCTTTTCTTGTTATCAATGTTTTTCATCTCATCACGGACAACATAATAAAGACGCTCCATCCTGTTCATCTCATAATCAAAAAATCCCTTGCCACAAAGAGGTGGCCAGTTTAATTGATGTAGATTCAGGTACCCATATGACACAATATCTTCAATGTACCGAAGGAATGATGCAGGTAATATCCACGGAGCTAAATGTTCAGGCCATCTGACATATGCTATATCCAATGATACTGGATGCTTTCGAATCGGTTGAATAGTATAGCGATGCTTCATCACAACAATATCTTCCATCATTTTTTTAAATGATGGTAAACTAAAAATGTTAAAAGCAGCCATAATGGTTAAATGGCTATTAGGAATCTCACCTAATACACGATGACAGTTGCTTATCCACTTCTTATAATTAATACCGAAACGTACATACTCGGATTGTTTGCCATGGGCTTCGTTACTAGTGTACACTTTAAACACTTTAACGGCCTGTTTGTCCTGAATAATCTTCATCTTCTCAATGAATTTATTAATAACCTCATCAGGCGCACCTAAGTTGCTATTGATATCCAATTCCAGCTCGGGTTGTGGATTCTCTATAATGTAATCTAGAACACGGAAGGTGTGCTTAGACAATAGAGGTTCTCCTCCTGTGATTCTGAATACTTTCAAGCTCTTGATTAATTCAGGCCACCATTCCCAAAATGCGTCAATATAGGGATTTTCTTCTGATTGAGGAATAGGAAGAATTCTATTCTCCTTTAACCATTCTAGGTCATGAAGAATATTATGTGTGAGCTTATAGGGCCCATGCTGTTTTATTTCTTGCTGCCAGGTTGTTGAATATGACGGCGTGCAATAGGCACATTTGAAATTGCACGTGGTATCAAAGTCTACTTCCAGATATGTGGGATTGATGTCTCCTGTATACCCTGCTTCTTTAATTTTTTCTAAGTAGGGCAATGACCAAGTTTCTGCACTTTTGGTTACGCGGTCACTGAAAATTGTGCCTTCATTGCTGTTTTTACTTGAATCTTCAGCACGCCAGCAATAATCACATTCTTTAGGGCGTTTACCCTCAAGCATCAATTTTCTTTGGCTCTTTTTATAGCTTGTATTGTGTAGAGCCTTTGGATTGTTCTTGATTTCTTCAACTTCAATTTTATGTGGAGGAGGATGGTGGCAACTATGTGAAGTCCCTGTGCCTAGATGCAAAGTTACCTGACTCCACTTTGCAAGACACATACTATCACTCACCTCATTCAATACTCTTTGTGTTTCTTGAAACCTGGGCACATTGTTGGAAGAATCAAAGAATTTTTCATCATATATCGGCAGCTTCATTTTTATACCCTATAATCATATATCGTGTGAAAGTTTCGCAATCTAGTTCTCCTTCCCAAAGTATTTTTTGCAAAGGATTTTGTTTTTTGAAATCTTCTAGACTCGTTGCAATGCGCACATGCTCAGGAATATCTAAATTATTACCCTGCAGCACTATTGGAACATCATCTGGAACATTGCTCAACCACCGATTAAAAACATCAGTGGCTATATGCTCAACACTAGTATTTATTATCAGTCTAGGAGAAGAATACACAAAGACCTTATGTAACCCATAATGTAACCCATAGCTCTTCTCAGTATTGGTGTAATTATCAAAAGTAAAATCTTCCATGGCCGATGTAACAAATTCTATCTTTAGACTTGTTTCTTGTTGGTCTAGTTCTTCACCAAATATCTTGCATGAACAGTCTGCATCTATGCTGTACACCTTTCTGAATCCACAGTTATCAGCTAACATGGACGCCATGACACCATACCAGCCGCCAAAAACATAAGCATCTCCGCCGCTGGTAATATTCAGTTCTTTCAACATGGTTATTATCCAAGCTTTACTCTTAATTTGGCTTTCCCAAAAATTTTCTAGTATTCTGTATTGAGTTTCGCCTGTATGATGGCGTAAAGCGTTCATCCATGCAATGACCCTTGCAGAGGGTATCAAAACTTTAGTTGGCATCATAATTGTTTTTCCAAGAATGGTATAAGGACATCTTCACACCATAACTTAGCTCCGATAGCTCCGGGATGAAACCCATCTTTATTAAAGATATCTCTACCTGCGTCCAATTTTTTTCTCTCATCGTGGGTTAGTTCACCTGCGCCTTGTCTACTAACTGACAAATACTTATGCAGGTATTCAAACATTCCTTCGGTTATCATGTTCTTGTCTAATTGCTGAAATAAGTAACCTATAATTTGATGCTGTTGGTTGTCTACAAAATCTTGATATACATGGTCCATGAAAAACTGATTTACAAGCTGTATTCCATGCAACTTACAAAAATTCTGTAGCATGACAATGTTTTCTAGAGAAATATGAACCTTTCCCACGCCCGAATTCATCCACCCATCTAAGTCATAATGTTGCTGCACAAATTCCATCTGGCAATCGCTCCCATTGACGGTATAATACCACCCTCCGTCTGGGTTATACACAAAATCATCGCCATATGCAGTTTTAAAATATGCAGGAATCTCTGGTCCTTGATTTTTTAGGTCGAGGAATTGATTGCACATTCCTCCCTTGAAATTAGGCCAGAGTTTCACCATTCTTTCTATGATTTTTGAGTTGTCAATGTACCATGCCTTGCGAAACGTCCCGCTCCACATAACTGCCACTAAAATTTCATCTGATTTATACCCAGCATTCAATGCTTCAGTTATTGCTAACATCACCTTCTTCTGAATCAATTCTTGCCCTTGACTATTGTAACCAGTATGGTTGTAACTCATAGTCGGATTCACTTTTTGGAGATATTGTGTTAAATATCCCTTCCAGTTGGTATCATCTGTGAAGGTACTAAAACTACAACCTCCAGTTATCAAGTGTTTTATCATAATCAGTTGTAGATGAATGGGTCCCGTTTCTTCAAATCTTGTAATTTTCTTTTGGTTTTATAGGCCATTAATTTTTTTAACAAGAAGTCTACGATTTTGTCTAGAATTTTCATTATCACACCGTGTATTGCTCTAAAGAGCGGTTAAGGACGTTGTTAACTTGAATGAATTTTGCTTTTTGTGTCAATTCAGAAATATTTAGTGCCCCTACATAGGCACAAGTTGAACGAATTCCACCTAAAATGTCAGACATGGTGTGTTCCACCAAGCCTTTGTAAGGAATTTGCACCACTCTTCCCTCAGAAGCACGATAATTTTTCACTTGGTTGTGACGTTGTTGGGCTGCATGACTGCTCATCCCGTAAAAAGTCACCTTTCCATCACGAATTTCTTGTTCTGACTCATCATGACCCGCAAAAACACTGCCGGCCATCACCATTTTAGCGCCTGCAGCCAAAGCTTTTGAAAAATCTCCGGGAAAAACACATCCTCCATCACTTTGCACACCACCTCCCACTGATTCTGCGGCAGGAACACACTCTTGCAAGGCGGAAAATTGTGGATAACCCACACCTGTTACACGTCGAGTGGTGCAAACAGCGCCGGTCCCGATGCCCACACGGGCTAAATCAGCACCGGACATGATGCACCGTTCAACTGCTTCAGGTGTCACCACGGTTCCTGCCATGATGAAGGCATCAGGAATGTAATTTCTCACCTTGGAAATGAAATCATAGAAGGAATTCATGTATCCATTTGCCACATCAATGACAATTTTAGGGGTGAAGCCATCAATTTTGTTCTTCCATGCCTTCACAACATCAAAGGCCATCTCCATTTCATCATCATTCATTCCTATAGTGATGAAAGCATGGCTGACATCATGTTGATGCACCCAATCTGCCAGTGTATGATGTTTAGTAATGGCTGTGAAGGCATTGAATTTCTTCAAAGCATGATGCATGCTGAAGGTTCCCACACCATCCATGTTGGCAGCAATGATGGGAACACCAGAAATTCTGGCGCCCCATTTGCCTTGGATGTTGGTTTCCACTTTTACTTGTTGTCGTGAAGTGATGTCAGAGAATTGTGGGACAATCAACACATCATCGAAATCCAGCTTCGCCGTCATGATTACACCTTCTTGGTTACCGTTTCATACAAAGATTCAAAATCCTTGTGTAGCTCCACCTCTTCATTGTAATTACCCTTGTGATAGGTCTTGGCCAACTTGTTCAACACCTTACGGTTCAGTTGTAAATCATCACACACATCCTTCTTCACATTCTTAATCAAATCACGTTCTGCTTCCATGCGAGTCATGCTGGAAGAAATTTCCTTGAGCGCATCAAGGAGTTTTAGCTTGTCGGCTGGTGTCGTAGGTAAAGGCGTCATACAATCTCCATAATTCAAAGTGTTCACCTGGGTCTTTTTTACGTTTCTTAGGATAGGCAATGTCGGAATGACCCAGGATGGGTTTGTCCCGACTATCCGGATACCGCATATTAATGTAATTCTTCAACAATGTCAAGGCTTGATATTGTGCATCTGTGTATCCCAACAGATTGGTGCCTTGCAAACAAATACCAATACTAAAATCATTCCAATCTCGTATACCTTGCCACAAACTCACACCCGCATGAAATGCCACATATTTCAAATCCTTCCATTGATGTATCACACCATCTCGGGCAATGAAATAATGGTATGCCAATCTTCTTCTTTGCAACACATACCGTGTGGATCGTGCATTCAATCCAGCTCCATCATTGTGTATCACAATGTAATTACGAGTGGTGTCCCGTAATATTTTACCCGGCAAGAAATTCTTTATTACCGGTGGTGCCAGAAGTTGTAGTGTT